GGGGGCGAGATGGGAACTGCTGTGAGGAGCCATTAGATGCCATTGTCAGAAGATGACACAGCCTGGTTTGCAATCAAGGATGGTTGGCGTGATCTACTTAGGTCAGTTAGACATGAACGCGCTGGGCGATATCTGATGGGGGCTCTTCTTCGTGGATGCGAAGCAACGGACGTACAGGATGGGATCTTGACGCTGAGTTTTCATTTCCAATCGCATCTTGAACGTTTTGTAGATTCTCTCCCAGAATACCGTTTCATGCTATTGGGTTACTTCGCCAGAGTAGCTCCATCTGTCACAGATATCCGTCTTGAATCAAAACATGAGTCTCCATCTTGGGTATCGGGGCCGGAAAAGGCGGCCTTCTAATGCCACGTAGGTTTTTGGGGCAGCAGCATCCGGCGCAGTTGTACGGGCGTCACCTTGACATAGTTAAGGGGGAGTTGAACGCAGAGGCGCAGTTTCTGACCAAGATGCCTGGGTGGGACGAGTTATCGGCGAACGAGATGATTTTCCTTTATGCGCGGTGTGAGGCGGGTACGACCATTGGGGCGCTGAGGGAGGTTGGGTTCACTAGGGAATGGTTATACAGGGGGAGGTCGATAAATAAGAAGTTTCGGGCCTTGATGGACGCGGCGGCGGTGGAGGGGGCGAGGCGAGAGCTGATCCCTATGAGCCAGATTCGTGATAACGCGATAGAGTTCATCGTTCGGACACAGAACGGGAAGATAGCCAAGAGTAAGAACGTAACTACTGCGGACCGTCTCAGGGCGGCGCAGATTATCCTTGGGATAAAGGTTGAGAAGAGGCCTGAGGCGTTGCCGGATGTGGAGGAGGAGGAGCCCGAGTGGGGTGGTGTGGTAGACTTCGGGATAACCAAGTCCAAGGAGGCCGCAGGTTAAATGACCCAGCTCGACCTCAGTAAGCATTATCAGCCCCATGAGGGGCAGATGCTTATTCACCAGTCGCCTGCGCAGTACAAGTATCTAGAGATGGCGCGTAGGTACGGGAAGAGCCGTGGCGCCTTCGGAGAGTTACTACGGACCTACGAGGCTTGTCTGAACCTTGACCGGCCCGATACGCTTGTTCCACCTGGGATGCACGCCTGGGTCGTCGTGCCCGCGTTACCGCAGGGACGACAGACCTGGCACGAGCTGCTGCAGCTACTGCCGAAGCAGTTCATTAAAGAGGTTCATCGGGATGAAGGGCTCATATACCTGAACGGTCGGGGTAAGAAAGACCCCACCTGGGGTCTCATCGAGCTGAAGTCCGCGCACGATCCCGATAGCCTACAGTCCGTGGGGCTGGACTTCCTGTGGATGCAGGAGGCGCACGATATACAGGACGCTGCGTTCGCCAAGGTGCTGCCCATGCTGAGGTCGCCTGACAGGCTCGGCAGGGCGGTGTACGAGGGGATACCGGCGTTGTACCCAGAGCACTGGTTCTGGCGCGGCTGCGCGTTTGCAGAGCGGACCGACAACAAGAAATACTTCTACATGCACGCGACGGCCTTCGATAACCCAACACTGACGGAGGAACACCGTGAGGAAATCGAGACCGACCGAGAACTCTTCCCCGAAGCCGACTGGAGACGCATGTATCTGGCCGAACGAAGCATGTCAGCTGGTTTCTTCAAGAACATCGACGCCTGTATCCACGGTGATTTACTCTCCGAACCCATCCCCGGCCACTCATACGTCGCGGGTTTGGATCTGGGGGTCAGCCGGGACTTTACTGTCCTCATAGTCATGGACGCGGACACCAGAGAGGTCGCGTTCCACCACCTGTGGGACGGTACCCCTTGGCCCCAGGCCCGACACCATATCAACCAGCTCTGTAAGGAGTGGGGTGTCCAGAACCTAGTGCCCGACGCCTCCGGCATGGGTAAGGCAATGGTGCAAGAGCTAATCGACATGGGACTGCCCATCGAGGACGAAGGGTTCAATATCACCGGCTCCAATCGGCAAGACCTACTTTCGCAACTCGTCGTCGCAATGGAACGAGAGACGATTTCCTTCCCGCCTATACCGGCCCTGTTGAGACAGCTCCGTGCGTTCCAACTGCGTCGTAGCAAGAACGTGCAGGCGCCGCGGGCCGAGGCGCCCCCCGGAGAGCACGACGACGAGGTATTCGCACTGGCCCTGTGCCTGGTAGCCTGCAACCCGCCGCAGGAGTCGCAGAGTATGAAGCCGATTCGGAACGGGCGCTACCTGCCGACACAGGCAGAGGCCAACGGCTGGAACGGTCGGAGCCTCGGGGCACAGCAGATGCGGGAACGTAAGGCGAAGCGTATGCTAGAGCGAGCCGAAGCCAGCGGGGTGAAGTTTTGACTCATCAACCTGTTGAAATTGCTGCTGAGTGGATAAGCCCACATGGAATCCCGTCAAGAATCAAGAGACTTCATGGCGAGATGGCGGAACCAGGCCGAGCGCTGGAATATCTTGGCGTTCAAGGTTGTTGTGCTTGGAGGGGTAAAGAGAGATGTGGTGTGGTCGCGGCAGAAGGCGAGCATTTAACGCTTTTGCTGGGCGGGACAAACCTCACATTTAGAGTATATGCGGCAGCAGGCCCCTTTCATGTTGGGTACAAGGAAGATGGCTCGAATCAATATGCGCACGGCACGTTAATGTGTGAAGAGCATTCGGAAGATTTTATGAAAGACATGCCTCGTGCTCTACGTAGGTCGCAAGAACGCGAAATGAAACGATTCAATACGCTATGCGAGGCTACTGGGCAGGTTTTGTAATGGTACTCACCGCTACACGTGGCACGGACGACATATTCGTCGTTGACGGGCAGGCTCCCACGTTGGAGCAAATCCTGACGATGAAACGCTGGGGCGAGCAGTATTACCGTCAGTTCCACACAAACTGCCGGCAGGAAGAGGACTACTACTTCCTTCGTCGTAACGTGCCCGTCCCCGTCGGGCTGGCAATCGACCCCGTCCGCCCCGCTACCGCGCACGCCATCATAAACGTCGCCACGGACCATATAGACGTGTCCAACCCAACGTTCGCAGTGCCGGAGCCGTCCCCAAGGGCCAAGGAACGCGCCGAACGCATCAAGAAGTTCTACCAGGGCGTCTGGATGCACACTCCGAACCGTGTGCTGCGCACCGCAGCCAAACATGAGATAACCTACGGCATCGCGTTCCTCAAACGTACCTTCGATCCCGACCTCTGGCCCGATGCCCCCTTCCTGGACGACTTCTCCACCGAAGAGGCGTACAAAGACGCGCTAACCGAGTTCATGACCGAACGGAACATCTCGTTTCCCATCAGAGATGACAATATCAACCCAAAGAACTTGATATGGGACGACTCAAGGTTGGGCATGAAATGGTGCATTGAGTCGTATAGCTCCACCGTTCGAGAGATTCGCGCTCGATACCCTGAGTGGATTTCGTCCAAGGGGTTGAACGACGTTGCCGAGTGGTCGGAGTTCTGGTCCGAAACGCATGTGGCGTTCTTGGCGGACAATCTGTTCGTCCTGCCGCCGATGGAGCACGGCTACGGCGAGAATCCGATTGAGAAGATTGTTCCCGCAACCTCACTGGACTTCTCGTCCGGCCCGCCCCACGAACGGTACAGGGGTATTCTGCGGCCCGTACACAACCTGCTGGACACCGAGGCCCGTCTAGTAACGCAGTACGAGGCCATCCTACGACAATACTCTTGGCCGACCATAGACTTCCGCGGTAATCGGCAGGAGGCCGAGAACGTCTCCGACTCCTACGAGATATTCGCAGGGAAGAACATCATCACTCGCGGCGTAGAGGTGATGCCATCGCCCAAGGTGACGCCGCCCCAAGAGATACTGACCCAACTCAACCTGGTTCAGACCATGATAGAGGAGGCCACGTTCCCCAATGTCGTCAGAGGAATTAGGCCTACAGGGGTATCTTCAGGTTTTGGAGTCTCCGTCCTCTCAGGAATGGGCCGCCTCGTTTTTGGACCATATGCCGACGGCCTTGCAAGAGGTATGGAAGGGCTCTTGTGGAAAACAAGATACGTGGACGCATTACGGTCCGCGCTCGTTCAGAGGTCCACTCCTTCGACCAAACCATAACCCCCGAGGACATCAGAGGCTTCTACGAGAACCGTGTCTTCCTGAAGGCGGAGGCGCCGGAGGAACGGGAGCGAGAGGCCATCCTGGCGGAACGGTTGTGGAAGGCGGGCATGATTTCCCTGTACGAAGCCCAGCGTCGCGCCGGCATCACGAACCCGCTAGAGGAGCAGAACCAACAGACGGCGGAACGCCTACTGGAGGCCCTGTTCCCACAGCAGGCGGAGGAGCTGGCCCGCAGGCTCGACCTACCGGCCCAGTTGGCCGCCGCCGCCGACACTCCCGTACCCAACGGTAACGTGGGCAACCAGTTCGCCCCCGGTCTGTCACAGCTACAGCGGCCAGGGGAGTCCAACATACAGGCGGCCCGTGTGGCGTCGCAGGCAGGGCAGCCGTCCGTGTTCCCACAGGGCCAGGGCGGCATCAACATCCTGGGTAGACAACTCGGCGGCTCCACAGGTCCCGCGGTCGGGATGCCTAGCGGACAGACGGTGAGGTAGACATGAACGTAACTAGCTATATGAAAGCAGTGGACCCTGAGATATTGGCGGTCTTCCAGTTGGGTAACGTAAAGGATGGCCTAGAATCAGTTCATAAACACGAGGCGCACCAAGATGTCAAGCCCTGCCCAGATTGCAGGGGCATTTTGGAACAGTTGGATGAAGAGGACTTCCCGAAAAAACTTCACGATAGGATACTGAAGTAGTCATGGCAAGAGAAACTGACCGACCAGACCCGATACGTGGCCCCATCGACCTGGCGTTCGAGCGGTTCAACGAGACGTTGGACGCGGCGCAAGGCGTCCTGGCACCCAGTCCCGCCGACGACCCGATGCGGAAGTGGGCGCGACAGTACGGCATCAGCCTGAACATCCTGAAGACAGGTAGGCCGTAGTGCCTCATATCTCTGGACATGTACTGACTCCAGAGGAAATTGGGCGTGCCGCTCAGCGTGCCGCTCGGCGTGCCGCTGACTTACAGCGTATCGCCGACGCGGTAAACGCGCTTCGGCGTTTCCGTCAGGCGGAAGAGCTATTCCCTGGCAGATATGCAGACATACTAGCGGCGTTCGGCGCTCTGGAAGGCGCCAAGGCCGCGCAGGGTGCTGTGGCTGATATTGGCCTAATAGCCGAGTTCACCACCGAAGATGCGGAACGGTTGGTAAACGACATTACGGACCAGAGGTTGGGTGGGGTTACTGTTTCAGTAGATCAGAAACAGCGTGTACGCGCCTTTGTGGCATCTAACCTATTTACTGGCCCGTCTGCCCGTGACCCGTCCTTCTTAAATTTTGAAGGGCTCAGCGTGCTCAACGCAGGCCATGCGGAGATAATCAATGAGCGGCAAGAGTTCATCGTTCGCTTCCCCACTTTACCGCTACGTGCACAGCAACTCAGGGTCGTTGTAAATCAGGCACGTGACGCAGGTATTATCGCCCCTGACAAGCAGCCCACAGAACCTATCCTTGAGGCTTTCCGTCAGGGATTACACCTAGTTGGGCGCAATGCGGTTGACACGACATCGAGCCGCTTTGATTTAGCGGTTCAGGGGATTATCCAGCGTGAGTTACCGGCGATAGCGCAGAATCAGAGCCAACTGTTCCCGATACCGCCGTCTCTAGCGCAGCAACAGCAGGCCGCAGAGTTCACTACGAAGGAAGACCAAGCACGTATTACTCGGTTCAAAGACCCAGAGGATGTTGCCGAACAGATACTAGCCGACGAACTGGCTAAATCTGACGAACATGGCACTCTAGCCGACTTGGAGCCAGGGGTGCTACAAAAGTTCAAAAGTCAAATTGGACAAAAGGTCAGGGCGTACATTGACAACCTGCCTCCAGGACAGGACCCCCTTGTTCTCACACACGAGATAGAACAATTCATACTAAGCCAGCTTCCAGTCATATTCGACATGCAGGCTAATGCGGTACGAGCACAGGAGGAGAAAAGCCAGTTAAAGGTGGCGGAGACGAAGGCTCAAGCGTTCCGAGATACTACCTTCACCTTTAGTAACTCCAGCACCCTAGTTAAGGATGCGCTTCAGGGTTTCGATATCTCGAATGAGGACTTAAACCGGATTGCCCGTAAAGTGCAACGTGAGGTACAAGAGAGACTTGATCAGGGACTGCCGCCCCCAACCTCAGTTGACGTCCGGGCGAGTCACTTTGACGAACTACGGCAAGCTGTGACAAAAGAGTACCAGCGTGTGGCGACAGAGGAAGCGACTGGTGCGGCGACGAAGCGTGCGAGCGACATAGCTGGAATCACGAGAAGCGACGTTGAGGACATCCTCACCCGAGCCGGAATTTTCACGTCAGAAACTTCGCCAGAAGAAAGAACGGCGGTACTGAACAGCGTTGATATTCCCAGCCTTCAACTGGCGATGGAACGGAACGCCACCACTGGCTCCCTTCAGGGCGACCTTGCGGTTGCGTTGGGCCTTATGTCGCCGCCGCAGCCTACGGCACAACCAGGGTTTACAGGGCCACTTAAACGTTTTGTAGATTCTCTCGGAAACGTGGTTGAAGAGGGCCAGCCCGCAGCTACCGCACCATCCGACTTTGGGACTGTCCCTTTCTTGAGCCGGGAAGAATTTCAGACGCAGAAGGCGTCTGCGGGCCTAACCACTCTGTTCGCGGGCCAGAATCTTGAGAACACCATACGGAGCCATCTTGCACAGGCTGGCCTCCTCGACCCCATTGAGAACCCGCAGTTTGCGGCCAACCTAGAAACCAATGTTATCCCCCGACTGGTTGACGCGGTAAATCTGAAGGCAGCGCAAATCCCTGGTTTTTTCGAAAAGCCTGCGGACGTGTTTTCGTTCATAGACGAGACAATGGGTGCTCCCCAGGAAGCTGGGATATTACCGTTCCAGCTTACCCCAGGGGGATACGAGCGACAGACTGGCCGAACGCCGCCAGGCATACCCAGCGTAGCCAATATCCTTCAGCAATTTAAGGGAGAGTGGAACGTGGGCGGCGAGGGTGGAGTTGAAGAGGGCCAGCCCCCGCTGGCCCGTCGAGGGTTTTCAGGGCCAGGAGTGTTGGAGGGTATAAGCTCCACTGATATTTATCAAGCCATCCGTGGTAGTCCGTTCCAACCTCCTGCTATGGGTGCACGTATGAAAGTCGTCTATCCTGAGGCACCACTTCCCCCAGCGGACATCCCGCCCTTCTTGTCAGAGGCGGCGGGGGAGAGCCTCCCGTTCCTGGATTTCCTGACAAGCCTGGAACCGCAGTTGCAGCAGGAGTTTGGTGCAGTACGCCAGCCTACACCCGACTTTGGCAGGTTGAGGTCGTACTTCGAGGGGTTCCAGTCGCAGTTGGGTGAAATAGATACGGAGAGGGAGCAGTTAGAACGTGATCGGGCTCTACTGCAGCGTTCGATCAGGGCCGCTGAGGGTGGAGTTGAAGAGGGCCAGTCCCCGCTGGCCCGTCGAGGGTTTGGGGAGGGCGATCCCACGGGCCGCCTTCCCCTGATAGAGCAGAGCATAGCTGCATTGCTTGCTCGTAGACCAACCCTGAGGCGCCTTACCAATACGCCTGAGGGATTGAGGCACCTGGCCCGCGTCGCAACCCCAGCGCCTCCCACGTTCGGTGACTTCTTTGGCGAACGCCTGCCAGGGTTGCGGGAGCAGTTCTCCCAGACCCCAGCGGGCCTGAGCGAACGGTTGCAGCAGCAACGGGTTGACGAGTCCGAGGTGTTGAGGCAGGAACGTGAGTCAGAAGAGGCCGAGCGAACACGCCGCGGACAACTCCGCACTGGCCGCACCGTACTGACGCGCTAATGCCGAATCCAGACGGTTCCCTAACGCCAGAGGAATTGGCGGAGCTTCTCGCGGCCTTACCCGCTGCTCCAACGCCCGCAGTGCCGCCGCAGCCCACACCACTACCTGTGTTTGACTTCCCTCCGGTACCCGGGAGGCACCGACCAACGGTCATTGACCCACGGGTAGGCGGCGCTGCACCCATACAGCAGCCAGCACCAGCATCGTTATTCCCGTCGCCTACTGGCACACAGCCGTTCCTAGACGATGTGCCGACACTGTCGCCGTTGCTACCGCCACCGTCATTTGACTTCACCAGGACCGCGGAGACGACGGCGGCAATCGCGCCAGGTCTATTTCCGCAAGAAGGCGAACTTACTGGTGTACGGGCCGACGACCTAATCGAAATCAGTCCAATAGCCCCTAGCATCACAAGGGACATAGGCAAGTTCCTGGAGAATCCAGTAGTCCAGGCTGCGATGCTGGCACCACAGTTTCGAGGTGCTGGGAAGCTGATAAAGACTGCTCTTAGTCCTACGGCTGCCCCGTCAGCCAATGCAGCCAGGTCGGCTATTCAGGGGGCAGCGGTAGAGTTCCCCGCTGTTACACAGCCTGCGTCTCAGGCTGTGCAACACCAACGTGCCCTTGCAATAGCTCACCAAAAAGCTGTTGTTGAACGTGTTGCACGGGTTAAACCACGAGAGATACCGGACGGCCCACGAATGGTAGACCCCAGCGGCCCAACACTTTCGGTCACATCTCGCGCTGGAGTTACTGCCGTGGAGCCAGAAGACGTGTTGCGGCAGGTGCAGCAGACACGGCTCCCCGGCGAGGCTCCAGACCAAGCGTTGCTTCGCATCCACGGTGGCGCGATACGTCAGGCCGAAGGAGAAATCCGTATCGTGGTGGAGGAGGGCAATGCACGTCTGAAGGCGCTTGGTATAGGGAAGATACAGCGTGGCAGACTTGTGGCGCGAGAGGAAGACATCCAGGTCTTTGATGACCTCTTTGAGGCGCTGCACAATCCGAGCAAGGTGTCTTCTGGCGAGATAACGGTTCCTGCTAACCTGCAACACGATTACAAGATACTTCGAGAGCTCACCGACCTGGAAGAGGCTATGCGGATTGACTTCGACCCCGCAATGGCAACTGTGGAAGACTACTTCTACCGTGGCTGGAGACCACCAGAAGGCTTCGTGGGCGGCCCAGGGGTGGGTGGTGGCAGACTGGGGGCCAAACCAGGGTTCGTTAATCCACGAGTGGATGCTACCTATCGAGAGATGCGGGAAGCGGGCTTTGAACCATTGTTCTGGAACCCGTATGAACAATTACGGGTATCCAAATTGATGGGCGTCCGGTTCCGTCAGCAGATACAACTCATAGACGACTTCAAGGGAACTGGACTTGCTGTACCACACTCAGGCGGCGCTGTCCCGAAGGGGTGGCGTGTTCCCAAGGTAGGGCCAGCCTTTGAGGGTAAGCCGTTCGTCGCTACGGCAGATGATGGAACCCAGAGCGTGATGTATACACGACGCTGGCTGGTGCCCGACCAGATGGCCGACCGGCTAGAGAATATGTATGGCGTTGTGCCTGAGTTGAAGCTAACGATACCTGGCATGGGAGGCAGGCAGGTAGACGTATTGAAGGCCGTGGACATCGCCACGTTTGTACCCAAACGGGCAAGGCTGTTCGGTTCCCTCTTCCAGCTACGCGACTTCATACAGCGCAGCTTCATAGGTAGTTGGACTGAGGTTCTGGATGCAATCAAGGCAGGGAGGCCAGTAGAAGCGGCCAAGGCTGCGGTCACATGGCCTAAGTCTACATACACAATCCTGGAGTCCAACATCAGCTCCGGTGCTCGTCAGCGACTCAGGATAGGCTTCAACAGTACCGAGTCAATTGTAGAGGGTAGGCCCAATGTCCACATGCAGAATATCGGTAAGGCTGGTCTATCCGACATCGACGTGACCATCTTCGGGAATATTGACGAGGTAGGGCGTGTAGCAGTAAGAGATGCCGGTGCTCTAAAGATACCAAGGGGTATTCTGCGGCAGGTAGGGGAGCTGGAGAGCGCGATACGGCGAGGGTTGTTTGAGGGAGTCTACCGTGCTGCCATCCTGACCGACATCAAGAACAACATCGCACCTATGCTGGCACGTCAGTTCCCGAATCTGTCTGACGAGGCCCTGAACGGCATGATAGCGCGGACGGCCAATCTACGGTACTCGACTATCCCGGCAGAGCAGAGCGTTATCCAACAGAAGGCTGCTCGCTACTTCCTAACACGAGTGATGTTCTCCTTCGGAGAGCCGGAGGCGTTGCTGCGACAGGCCACACAGGCTGTGAGAGGCCCTAACGCCGCTTTCTGGCGCAAAAACTGGATAGCGAGTTACTTGTCCATGATTGGAACAGCAAACGTTATTCACTTCGCAGCCACAGGGGAGGCGTTACCTCTCGACCGCTATACGCTCATCTCTAGAAACGACTTCGGCCCGTTGCCGTTCGGTTACAACCGTAAATTTGCTGCGCCGACCCTCCCACTGACGGGCCGAAATAGCACTGAAATAATGCTCGACATAATGGGGCAGATGGACACGGTATTCAAAACCCTAGACCCGATAGGCTTTGCCACGTCTAGGGAGTCCGTCCCAATACGAGCGGTCGCGAATTGGTTCAATGCTACCGATTTTGCCGGCCGACCCACTGATACAGTTGGCCCAGGTGGGATTATCTCTCGTACTGCCCAGCTCATCCAGGACCTATTCCTGCCCATCGGTGCTGGTACAGGGGTTGCCCAACTGGCGCGTAAGGTAATACCTGGGGCAGAGCAAGTCATCGGTGAGATCGAAGGACGTATAGGCCCACAAGGACAGGTACTAGAGGGTCTTGGCTTCAATGTACTCGGTGAGACGACCTCACATCTACGGGAACGTGCCACCGAGAAACTGTTCCCTGGTAAGACCTTCAACGAGCTTACTCCGCCTGAGCGAGTCCAGGTAAATGAGTCATCCATCGTTAAGGCGGAGCTTACCACCAGACGTAAGGTCTCACTGGAACGAGACAGCCGGATTGAGCAGTATCGCGTCCTAACCCAGGGCGAGAACGATAGATTCAATACTGAAATCAATCAACTGTTCGCTAGACTTGTTCCTGGTGAAGGAAAGAAGTTCCGTGACGAAGTATCCAAACAACAGATTGAACGTTCCGCGACCAAAGAGACCCTACGAGGCCAGTTTGATGAAGACCTGAAGTTCCTGGAAGGGGACTCTCCGTTCACAAGCAAGTTCGATGAGGCGCAGAACAGGTACTTCGTGGACCTTGAGGCGGCTAACCTGGAAGACCCTGACACTGGTGACTTCAACTTCAAGAAGCGCGATGAGGTTATCCAGAAGCTGCGAGGCGAGTTCGGCAGTAGCCTAATAGACGACATCGAGGCCCACATTCAGTCGAACGACCCTGAGCCGCTGAAGGAACTGCGTAACGCACGTGAGACGCTGAAGTCCTACTTCGAGATAGAACGCACGGTGGTACGTGCGGCAGGGCTGGAGGACAAGTACGATGAGTTCCAAGCAACCCTGCCCGAGTTTAAGGCTGATTTCCTGAAACTGAATCCTGGGTTGGTCAAAGCACGTAGTGAAGCTACTCTGGTCAAAGAGGCGGTGCTTATGTTCGGCGACCCTGAGACGGAACGCCTGCTGCTACGGTGGGGCTACATCACAACTCCTACCAATCCGACGGTACTTCAAGAACAGGATCCACGCCGCACTGAGGCTGTGGGCGAGATGCTTGGGGTGCAGTAGGTTGACAAGAATCGTTCGTCAAGTTACATTTAGGGCGATAAGACTTCATTGGTCTTAGCCGAACAGCCTATATCGCCATCTGCGCGGTGGCGGTATGCGAAGGCCATGTGCGCATAGCATAGGGCCTGGGTTTTCGACAACGGTGTCGAAGCTCAGGCCCTTTTTGTTTGGCTCAGGAGAGGTGGAGAATGACTACGCAGACTACCGTGGAAGCCGACCCGATAACTCAGGTACAGAATCAGATTGACGCCGTCCAGAATGGGAAAGAGGCAACTCCGCCCCAGTATGTGACGACCGCCATGTTCAACGAGATGAAGACTGCAATGGAGACGCAGAACCAGGGCCTGGTCTCGCAGGTGCGTGGTCTACAGGGTCGTCTAGACTCTGACAGGGCCGCGACCCAGCGGTCACAGGAGACCCAGATTCGCACCGAGCGCATCAGCCAGATGAAGTCGAACCTCGATAACGTAGACGACTCCGTTCGGCCATTTGCTCAGAATCAAATTGACAATGAGCAGGACGCGCTCAACCGCATCCAGCAGCAGCCCGCACCTCAGCCTGAATCGCAACTCCCTATGGACCAGTTCGAGAGTGCTCGGTCGTTTGTCAAGGACTTCGGGCTTGACCCATCTACCGCAGGTATCGACTATAACCTGCTGGTAGGTACGGGAACAGAGAGCGAACGCACCAGCGCCTTCCTAAAGAACCTCAAGACGGTCGAGAAGGGGCTTCCACAACCTACACAGGCACCGCCGTCACCGCCCGCCAGCCCGCCCGTTGGCAGCACGCCAACCGCGGCTGGAGGGGTGTCAACTTCCGACGATCTACGAGACCTCTTTATGACAGGGAATATAACAGCAGATACGTACGCCGCCAACATGGCTAAAATTGGACAGCCAGTCCGGCGTGGATAAGGAGCCCAGATGGCTACAGGCATTACCCTTTCGGGTACAAGCAACCTAACCAACGGACAGAAGATTTTCATTTCCAGCGCAATGCTGGCCTTCGAGCCAGCCGCGCCCGGCCCCGACCTGGTTGAAAGCGAACGTATCGAGGTGGGCACCAAACAGTGGGACATATCCACGTACGCTCGCCTCAGCGCGGCCACCGCCCTCACTGAGGGCACCGACCTTTCGCAGGTACAGCAGCTCGTTACCGCCACCCTACAGATCACCCCGTCTGAGCACGGCATCATCGTAACCCTTTCCAAGCGGCTCATACGCAGGCAGGGTGACAGCAGTGTCGTCGGCGTGGCGGGAGAGCAATCTGCGGGCTCACTCCGTCGAAGGATGGACCTAGACGTAATCGCCCTGTATGACGGCTTCTCCAAGAGCATCGTGGGTGCGTCCAACCAGATGGACATAACTCACTTCCGGGGTGGCGTGGCCTTCTTGCTGACCGATAACGACAGCGCGTTCGGCCCAGCACCGCTTCCCCTCAGGGCCGCACTCCACATCGAACAGATCAGCGACATCATCCTGGACATCTCCGATCCTGGAACGGCTGCGGGTTCGCGGCCTGCCGGTTTCGGTGACGAACTCCTACAGCGTTGGTGGAGGGGCAACGACCGCCTTTACGGAATCAGCATATTCCACTCCGGGAACATTCCTCTCGACTCCGGGTCCGATGCCAAGGGGGCAATATTCGCCCGCAACGCCATTTACATGGTCATCGCGAACGACGCCGACGTGACCGAGGAGCCAGACAACAGCGCAAGGATCATCGAGTACGGCATCTTCCAGGAATGGGGCGAGGGCGAGAGGGCCTCCCCGCATGGAGTCGAAGTCTTCTCCGACGCATCCGCCACCGTCTAACGGAGTTAGATGACTAACCAGGCTAGGTTCAATGATGCACAAGGTCGCGAAATGCCTGCGACGCTACAAGAGCGTGAGCGTGCGGCGTCGCAGGCGGCTGCTGGGGTCGCTAACTGGTATAAAGAAAGTGGCGTTGACGGGGTCTCGCCCGCAGAGCGTATACGTCTGTGGGACAACGTCGATAATACATGGACGAATCCGCTAGAGCGTGGGATGGTGCACAACTACTACCTGCGCAAGGTGGTGACAAAGTGCTCCGTTTGCAAGACCGCAAGTGCCTTTTCTCGGGACGTGTCTACTCACATCGACAGGACGGAGCAGCAGCACCGAGACCATGAGGGTGCGGAGCTAGGCACCACTCAAGGCACCGGCAGTGACGTTGTGCAGATATGCTCTGGGTGCGGTATGCCCTTTGCCTTACGAAAAGGGCAGGGCCGTCGGCACCTGGAGCGTATGAAGACGGAAGGGCCTCTACACAAGGGTGCAGGGGTGGTAACGATTCATCAATTCTCCTTAGCGCCCCCGGCGCCGGTCGCCGCTGATACGAACAACGGTACCGGGCCTGTCGATATCCAGGTGGAGCGGAGCAGTCGTAGGCGGAGACGTAGCCGTCCGCGTAGCAGACGTAGGTAGGCAGTATGGTTGTTGTTGAAGCCAAGCTAGGTATGCGATTGGCGTGGGACATGTTCCTTGAGGATAAGAAGCGCTTAGACCATATCGAGCGTTTCCAGGAGACGGAATGGAAGCAGATTCGACGTGAAGCTCGGGACAATTTTGCCCTTGAGTTAAGCGAAGATGTACTCCCACATTGGGTGGATAGCGGAAAGGCCGTCTACTGGCAGCACTATTTTCTGACCGAAAGGGTGGAAGAGAAGGTTGATGGCGTAAAACAGATGGTCCCGAAAGAGGTTGACAAAGGCTGGCACCCAACGGGGCCGCTGCCAGCGAATAATGCATCGCAGATAGCGCATTACCTACATAAGGGCTTCCGCCTCCGTCCTCCCACGGATGCCGTGGTTGCAGTTGACGTCGAGGTGTTAGAGGACGCCGTTCCCACCGAGGGCGAACCAGAACACGAACAGGGCCACGATGGCGAGGGTGACTTCGCTTGCAGCGTAGCCCATTACGGCAGACCGTTTCGAGGAACACATAGATTTAAGACATGGGCAGGATACGTCCAGCATTGCGACCAATTTAAGGTGCCGGTGCAGGAATCTCCACCTGTGGAGGTTGTGGCCCGAAGAACAACCTTCAAGTGGTTCTGCATACTGCATGATGTCGGTTGGGATGCTCTGAAAGGCGTATCGAGGCACGTCAATGGATATCTCCGGCGTGGCAAGTCCCATGTTCCCGTTGAAAAGATGAAGGTAGCTCATGCCGACGAAGGCGGACCTAACAACGGAGAACGAAGCCCTGAAGGCGGAGTTGGCGCAGCGAGTCCAGTAGCCAGCACCGTCAACACGGTACCTTCAGTTCAAAGAAAGTGAGCGGCAAACTAGAAGGCCGCAAGGTAATCGGAAACATCGTTGGGGGCAAGTTCACCTAGGACGGTGTGCTTCTCGACGACGAAGGAGACTAACAATGCCTTTCCCATATACAAATGCACAGTCTGTCAGCCGGCTGGTCGCCAATGGCGTGTCAAGCACCGTTGGGGGCTTCCTTGGCAACCTCCCTACGGGGCAGTACAATGTGTTCAGCGTTCCAGGCGTGGTTGACGTGTCCGGCATGGAGTTCTCGATGGGCCTCCGGCTCGGTGGCCTGTCTGGCACTCCTGGCCTCTCTGGAGCGACTGACTCTGCCTCTTCGGCGACGATGACGTTCTCCGACGGCGGCCCGACTGGAGACGCCACGGGTGCCGCGGCACTGTTCACGGCGATAACGGACACGGCGGGGTTCGTGGCACGTGTTCCCAGAGACGTTGCCGGTACGTCCTCGACCGACCTGGACGCCGACGACTGGGTGAACTGGCACCTGACCATTAACCCTAATACGACCGACGCAGGAGCTGCGATGGTTGACCTAGTGGTTGCGTACATCTACGGGAAGCCAGGAGCAATCAACTAAGTGATCGAGGAAAGAGCAGTCGAGAAGTTCAAACCTGAACACACGCTCGACTATGCGGTGGCCGCACGTGGTGAGCGGAAACGGAATTACATCTTCCGTTACGGCAAGGCCATCACGTGCGACCACCCAACCATGACGTTAATTGCACGGGGCGGCAACATCTATCGCTGCCCCGACTGCAACTACACATTCCAGTGGCCTGGGGCGATAGTCCAGCCACTGCACCATAACGTAATCATGGGAGCGTTCACCCTGTTGAACTTTGCCAAGGAGTTCGGCATGGCATCTATGCAAGAGGTGCTGCGTAGGCCGATTGGTCAGGGCGACGGGACGCCCCACAAGGCGGTTCTACCCGAAGGTATGTCCTTCATGGACGTGCTGGAGGAGCTGGAGCAGATTGACACCACCAGTCCAGATGGTGGTGCCGCTCAACTTCGGCAGATGCTTGATGACGTCTGGGTCGGCAAGCCCGCATTAGCGGCTGGCTCGGACTTACCAGGACTGGAGGACAGCAATGTCAACGGAACCCACGACGGAGACGGAACGTCCGACTGAAGCCAACGTAGCCTGCCCACTTTGTCGGCAGACTAACATACGGCTGATACGAAAGGGCGTTCGAGACGACCCCGACTATCCCGTCTACCGCTGTCTCCAGTGCGACCTCCAGTTCATCACCCCTCCCTTTGACGATATTCGTGAATACTATCGTGACGAGTATCGCAAGGAACACGACTACAACCCCGAGAAAGTGATGACTCCCGAGGAACGGTTTCTCACCATGAGGCCGTTGATGGGTGAGTCAGTCAAACGGTTCAACGAGTTTGTACCCGAGGGCGCGTCGGTCCTAGACATCGGCTGCTCCTCGGGATTCTTCCTTGATGCGCTCGGAGACGGCTACGACCGCTTCGGCTGCGAGTGGAACCCCGAGGATGCCGCTTACGTGCGAGACGTGGGCGAACTGCCGTGCGAAGAGGGCAACCTTCTCGACATCTACCCAGGGCAGCGGTTCACCGCCATCTGCGCTAACCAGGTACTGGAGCACCAGACCAACCCCGCCAAGTTCCTGCGTGATTGCAAAGAGCGGCTTATCGGCGGCGGTTACTTGTACCTGGAGACGCCCAACGTCCGTGACGCCCTGCTGACCGTCTACGGCGTGGACGAGTACCGAGACCGCTGGTACCGAAAGCCCCACATCACCTACTGGAACCGAGAGACCCTTGCAGGGGCGCTAGGCGCGTTAGCGTTCGAGGCGAAGGTCATGGGGGACCAGCGTTACGGGTTGATGAACCATATCAACTGGATACTGAACAAGAAACCGATGGCGGACGTTCAGGAAGCCCAGTTCATCCTACAACCTGTTAATCGGGCTCATCCACTGTCTGGAATCCTCAATCGCTCCATCAGTCGGTTGGACAAGGAGTACCGGACCGTCATGGTGAGCTACGGCTGCAACGACACCCTCATCGCCAAGGCTCGTAGGCGCGAGATATGATGGTTGACGGCGACACTGAGGACCACGTCTCGGGACACGTGCCGAAACTCGACCTGGGGTTCGTGGAAGAAGACTCGATGGTTCTCCGCGTCTTCAACAGCCTCGATGCCCACCAGGGTACTCCCGAAGACGACTTCGGTATCGACATAGAGTGGCCTCCCTGGTTGGACGAAGTCCACAACACCAAGTCGGGCCGGACGTTCATCTTCGGTAGCGGGCCGTCGTTGCTGTCTCAGGTGGAGTGGCTGCATCGTATGCGGCACGAGGAGACGTGGACGGTCAACCGGATAGCCCGTTGGAAAGACTTGCCGTTCACGCCGACGCACCACGTCGTGGCGGAACCTGGGCCTATCGGGGCCTGGGGCAAGATGATCTATCCTCAGTACGACTACCCGACAGCGACCAATCGTATCGCCATCAACTGGTGGCCCGTGACAGCCCCCGGCTGGCTGTGGTGCCCAAAGGCCCCAGACGACATCCAGATGCGTTGGGAGGGCTTCCAGGGCCTTGGGGACAGGCTGGCGCCGCTGATAACCGGCTGGGCGTCACCGTTGACCCTGTGCCAGCTTGCAGCATGGATGGGTTACACTGAGTTCTACTTTCTGGGAATCGACCTAACACAGACGGGACAAGCATGGGACAAGGAGTCGGGCCGCACGATGTTCCCACGTAACGAACGGTCGATACTGGAGTGCTTCGAGCGGGCACGCCGCGACATCGAACGCGCTGGCCGTACCGTCATCGACTGCACTCCTGGTGGTAGGGTCAACGAATCGGGTGTGTTGGAGTACAGGGAGATAGCGGAGGTGCTGAGTGAAACCGCAGCCTCCTGAGTTCATAGGCCTACTTGAAGAACTGCACAATATAAGTAGTGGTCGCATCTTCATGATGGGTTGCGGCCCATCCCTGCTCAAGACCAAGGGCGTCGAGCGCCTGATTGACGAGGACACCTTCGTCTGTAACAGGATGGCTCTCTGGGGAGCGTTACCCTTCATTCCAACCTACATGGGTCTGACCGAGCCATATAACGCCGAGCAGATAGATTACTACGACGAGATTACGCAAACATGGTCGCCTAAAATGCCCATGCGGTTCGTAGTGCATCCAGAACCTGTTGAAAGGGATGGCTGGGTCTGGGTTGAGAAGGAACAGGACGGCGGCCCGTTGCGCATGGCAAAGTACGGCTTCGCGGGGCTCGGCGAGACACTGGAGCCCCTGAAGACAGGACGCCACTCGCCGCTGACGCTGTCACAGATAGCGGCGTGGATGGGCTATCGAGAGATATACTTCGTCGGCACTGACTTCTGGCCGAAGGGGTACTGCTTTGACCTGGACGCTGACCCTGGCATGGTCGTGACACCGCGTTCGGTGCAGGGCGCAGCGGAGTCGCACCTGCGTGCGCGTCAGGACTTCGAGGCCGTCGGCGGCGTCATGTTCGACTGCACCCCTGGAGGCTTCATGAACGCGACGGGGAAGGACGAGCGACCGGCACTGAAGCCGATGAAGGGCGTGCCGATAAAGTACAAATCACTGGAAGAGGTGCTTGATGGATAGGTCATGGTTAACACATGGCGATGACGGGCGCTTCGTTCAAATGCAAGAGGTGGCGCAATGAGGTACTTAGTGTCGGGGGGATCAGGTTTAATTGGCTCGTTCCTGCTGCCGCGGCTGGTCGAGCTGGGACACAGCGTGCTCAACTACGACATACACGCGATGGCACTAGACCCCTACGACCTGCACGAAACCGTCACTGGGAACGTGCTGGACTACGATAGCCTACTGTGTTCCATCAAGGGTTGGGCACCGGATATCCTCATCCACCTTGCGGCGCAGTCGGGCGTGACGGCGGCCAAGGAAGATCGCGTCGCCAGCATGGACCTGAGCATCGACGGCACCCGTAACGTACTGGAGGCGTGCCTGCAGGCCAAGGTGCCCACTGTGCTCACCGCGTCCACGAACCACGTGTACGGTTCAATGTCTAAGGTTCCTTGGTTAGGTGATGGCAACTACCAGGAAGACCACGTGTCCATGCGCCGCCGTGACTGGTACACCGTGGGCAAGATATGCGCTGACATGCTGACGCAGGGCTACGCGCACAACTACGGCCTGCGTGCCGTCAGTGTCCGGCCCACGAACACCTACGGCCCAGGCGACCCGCACCACGAGCACATCGTCCCCGCAACCATCCTGTCCTTGATGGACTTCAAGCAGCCCATCATCCAGTCCGACGGCACGATACAGAAGTCGTACCTGTACGGTACCGACGCTGCCGACGCCTTCATCGCCATTGCGGAGAACGCAGAGCGGTTCAAGGGCACCGCGGTCAATGTCGTCGGTAGCAGGCCCGTCGCGGTGAGCCTGCTGGTAGACCTGATACGGGAGACTTTCAGCGGTGTTGCGATAGACAAGACCACCAAGGCCGTCGTGAAGGGCAATCCCTACGACGGGGCGTCCGAGTTCCTCGACGGCTCCAAGCTGCGAGAGGTCGGCTGGGAACCGAAGGTGTCGCTAGAGGACGGGATACGGCAGACGATAGAGGCGTTTCGAGCGAAGGTAGCAGTATGAACCTCGGTATCATACCGGCCCGCGCTGGCAGCAAGGGCATCAAGAACAAGAACATGGCACCGCTCGGTGGCAGGCCGCTCATCGACTGGACGCTACAGGCGGCCACCGAGGCCCGCAGCATCGACCACATCATCGTGACGACGAACAGCCCTGAGATAATGGGGCACGTGACGGAGATGTGGAAGCACCATGACGACCACTGGCTGAAGCCGCTGGAGGCCTACTGGCGGCCCGACGATCTGGCCCAGGACGACTCGCCCACCGAAGACGCCATCGGGCACGTGCTGCACCAGTGGGCGGAGAAGCGGGGCGAGACGGTGGACAACGTGGTGCTGCTACAGCCCACGTCGCCGCTGCGGACGGCGGGCCACATCGATGAGGCCCTAGACCACTTCGAGTCACGGCGGTACTCCTCCATGCTGTCGGTAGTACCATCGCACGCTTTCCTGTGGCGTGATTGTGGAGTACCCATTGCTCATCAACCACGCTTTCGTCCCATGCGCCAAGAGATGGACCAATATGAAGAGAACGGCGCAATCTATATCACCGACATGGAAGTGTGGCGCAAGCACCACAATCGCCTTGGTGACAGTAGCGGGCTCTACGTGATGGACGAAGAGCAGCGGTTGCAGATAGACACCCCGTTCGACCTGAAGATGGCGGAGGCAATCCTGTCATGGAAATCGGTACCCGTAAGCTAGGTCCTGGCGAACCCGTCTATATCGTCGCCGAGATCGGCGGCAACCATAATGGCGACCTGAAACTGGCACTGAAACAGATAGACCTTGCCAAAGAAGCAGGGGCTACGATGGTTAAGTTCCAGAAGCGTACACTGCCTGATGCTATACCTGAAGCACAGCGCGCTGTCATGAAAGATACTCCGTGGGGCAAACTCGATTACGTAGAGTACAGGGAGCGCCTTGAGTTCAACAAAGCACAGTACGAAATCATCGATGACCATTGTCGGAATGTTGGTATCGACTGGTTCGTCTCCGTCTGGGACGAGGCTGCGGTAGACTTCATGGAGCCGTTCTATCCTATCGCGTACAAGATTGGTTCCCCCTGTCTCACCGATGATGGCCTACTGAGGCGTGTGGCTGCCACCGGCAGGCCCGTAATCCTGTCCACTGGGGGCAGCACTCCTAAGCAAGTGAAGCACGCGATAGATGGGCTAGACCCTATTTGCGACTCACTTGTCATTTGCCAATGTACCTCCAGTTACCCCACAGACCCTACAGAGATAAACCTTCGCGTGCTGATACTGCCAGCACTATCCTTTCGGTCAGAAATAGAACTACCGACGTTTCAGATTGGCTACTCCGGTCACGAGCTCGGTACCGCCATCAGCATCGCGGCGGTCGCGCTCGGGGCCGTGTACCTGGAGCGCCACTTCACCAACGACAAGACGCAGTGGGGCAGCGACCAGGCCCTGAGCCTAGAGCCCGCAGAGTTCGCCGAGATGGTGAAGGGGGTTCGGGAGGTGGAAGCCGCTATGGGCGATGGGGTCAAGGTGGTATACTCGTCAGAGAAGAGCAAGCTCGCATCCCTGCGGAGGTTCATGGCCTAGATGCCACGCACCCCTACGGCCCTAGACTTCGGCCACTACGTCATCACGGCCACAGCGGGCAACCTACTGTCGTTCGCCGAGTCCGGCAGCCCGTCCACCATCCCTGCTGGTGCTCATTCCTTCAAGGGGCGGCTAGAGACGGCAGACATCCGTGCCCGCTGGGACGACACCAACCCTACGGCTACGGTCGGGGAACTCATACCGACCGGAGATGACATCCTACTGGACTTCACCATGATTACCAAGTACCTCTTCATCCGCACGGGCGGCACCAGCGCCGTCCTGATGGGCCACTTCTACCAGGTAGAGGCCCACTACTTCCTGGGTGGCGGCTGATGTACCAGCCTTGGCCGTACAGAGTGCGCAAGGTCCCCTACCGCCGCTCACGGTGGCAGCAGCTCCGTGACAGGATACGCTCATGGTTCTAGAAGAGGCCAAAGAATAAGTGAAAGAACGTAGCGAGTTTCATCCAGCATTCCAGAAACTGATAGATCGCATCCCTGAGCGCGGCATGTACTCTCCGTATGCCTACGTCTCGTGGTGGCCCGAAGGCGAGGACCATGCTCATCACGTTCCTTGTGGAGACGGAGTGGAGAATGCCTTTCGGGACGTTGGTGCGTCGCTTGAAGACGCAGGTGAGGAGCTGTGCTCGGCTGTTGAGCGCTGCAATCCTGATAGGCACAAGGGTCACGGCAGGAAGCACGAGGTGTCATACAAGGACGTGTTCTCCCACGCGCTGGAGCAGCTACAGACCTCCTGGTACGACCGGGAGCACGTCTACAAGCGGTGGCAGCAGTGGACGCACAAGAAGTGGGGCGGCCACATGCCTGCGGCGGTCATCATGCCCACCGAGGGCGAGTGGAAGATGATTGTCCCGAACGAGATGGCGGAGCCCATCATGCGGGACATCCATCCCGCGGTGGCAAAGGAGCTAGCGGAGATAATCCCGATGCCCACCGACGAGAACTCACTACCGGCAGAGCTTGGTCGCCACACGAAGCCGCGGTGGTCGACCAAGCGGAAGCTACGACACTTGCGCAAGAAGCAGGATTTGATGTAGTCTACCCATAATACCTCTGCCGTCATCCACGGGTGGCGGGACGCGAAGGCAGTGTCCAACTGGATAGAGCCGACCTCTAATGATGATGATGAAGGAGGTAGGCGATGCCTAACCAAACAGGGCACCTCGACACCACGAAGGCCGACGACAACGCGGGCTCCATCGGCACCATCCCCATCCGCACCACCCAGGCCATCATTACCTGCGAGGACAACGCCATACGCTGGCGTGCTGACGGCACCGCACCCACCGCGGCTGTAGGCACCCTCATGAACGTGGGCGACGTTCTCACCCTGGCAGGGAACGACTACAACGCCTTCCTGAACCGCTTCTCATTCATCAACGCGGTGGCAGGGGCAAACGGCAATCTACAGGCTGCTCTCCTTGACGGTTTCGATAGGGCATAACCATGAAAGTAAATCTCGCACCAGGTCTAATAAACGAGGGCTCAAACTACACCACCCGCGTTGCTCAACGCATCGACCTAGATGATGCGATATCTTTTACAACCGGTGTCACCACTGTCGCCAATACCTATAGCATCCAGCGAGACGCTGCCGGCCCCGACTTTCTTCAGCTTAATGTGCCTAGTGGTCTGGGATTCAGGTTCTCCATAGCTGCTGATGTAGAGCTTTCCTGGACTACGGGAGCATTTGCCTTTCAGCAAGCAACGACTCTCAGCACCACAGAGGGCGTACTCACCATCGACGGCGATGACGGCATCACGCTCCAGACCACGGGTTCGGGCAATGTAACGGTAGCTGAGATTCTAAGCGTTAGCGGTGCCGTAGATATCCAGGGCGGCTACGCTGACGGCGGCGGTGCGCCCTACGACGGCGTCGTGGACGCTGGAGGCGGCGGGAACTGGACAACGCTACAGGATGGTGATGATGCCTTAGACGCTGCAATCAATACCACGATGCTGGTCAAGAGCGGCACATATAGTACGCTCACAGTTTCGACTAACAACGTCAAGATTGTATGTGAGCCGGGGACGATAGCGACGGGTGCAATCGTACTCTCCGGTGACAATATCACGCTGATGCTGGGTGCAGGGTGCGATATACGGGGACTCATCACCCTCTCCGGTGCCAACTGCTCCCTCATCTGCGAGAACGGCGTAGACCTGGACGGCATCGTAATAGCGTCTGGGGGGGACTTCGCATACGTGACGGGCGGCGGCTGGGACACTCTTTGCAACGGTGGCACCGCTGTCGGCATCGACATATCGGGCGAAGATTGCATTATCGAGAACATCGCCGTCCAGACTACAGCGGGGGCGGGGAATGACGTACAGGGGATTCTCATTAAGGCTGCACGAAACCAACTAAAACACGTCAAGGTCGTGGACTCCGACCAGCAGGGCATAGCCATCAACAACAACTATCACGACTGCTCCATTGTAGATTGTCTCATTCTGGGGTCAGACAGTACCGGCATTTTGACAGGTGCCCAGACGAGGATCATCGGCAACCGCATAGTCGGTTCGGGGGGCGATGGGATAACCGTTTCTGCAACCGGCGATAATACCGTCATAGTGGGCAACATTGTCCAAGGCCAGACAGGGGACTCGGTCGCTATAAATGACGCAGCCGCATCCTGCGTAGTCGTGGGGAACCGCCTTGATGGTGCTGTTGACGAGGGTTCTGGAGATTCATTGGAAGCAGGTCTAAACCATGAAGGTGCGTTCTAGGAGGATATGATGGCTCTATCTTCACAACAGGCAACTGAATAATTTACGCCCGACCAACTCAAGGCAAAAGCTAACATTCTTAGCGTCAGCGGGGCGACAGTTAACTGGGCGACTGGCTGTAACTACACAGACGCTGAAAAGGAATACATCGAAGCTGCCATGCCCATAAGCAAATGGGCCATCGAGGTGCCGCTGATACTTGCAGAGGCGGCGGTACTAGCAGCGGACGGTGCGTCTGTCACGCTGATCAAGTCGATCCTGAAGGGCCGATAAGTATACGTGAAGAGAAAGGAACGGGGGATCGCTTCATGATGCAAGATCAACCAATCCAGATAGAGCTAGAGGATATCCATGAGCTTTGTCGGATAAATCCTATTGCTGCGGCGCAACTGGAGACTATCTCGTTGCGTCGGATGATGGGCGCGATGAAAGAGGAGCTAGATGCCTCTAAGAACGGACACCCCCGCGTCTACCCCGAAGTCGTTCCTACTGAGTAGGTTTCATATCTAATGCCAACCTCTACATGGCAAACCATGAACGGCGAAATCCAGCGCCCCCTGGGATGGGAGGACGTAACTACCCCCACTCTCAGGGACCGATACAGCAAGGCGACTACGACCACAGAGAAGCTAACCCTTCTCGCTGAGGACGCGTAGCCTTGCCAACGACCACCTGGCGCGTCGCACGACGCGAGATAATGCGGCCCCTGGGCCTCGTTGAGATGACTAGCTCAACTAACATCGCGACCGATACTGTAATTGTCTCCACGGGAGTGGCGCAGCGCTTCAACCAGGACGACCATTTCAACGGCTGGCATTCTACCGTCGTCCTCGACGCTGACGGCGGCACCCCCGCTAACGGCCTCGGCACCGCTACACGGCGTGTCACGGACTACACAGGGTCTAGTGGCACCTTTGCGGTCTCGGCTGCGTGGGGCAGCGCAGAGGACGAGGACGTAGATGTAGACCTGTACCTGTTCCACCCCACTGACATCCTGCGGGCCTACAACCGCGCCCGTCAGTTCCCTGGGCTGTCTAAGCAAATCGGTATTGTGCGTGACATCGAGACCATCGTGACGGGGCCGCTACAAGTCGCCTACACCCTGCCCAGCACGATACGGAACATCCGGCGCATCGACCTGGGAGAACGGCATCAGGCACGACCTCTGGCGGAGAACCTGTTTCTGAACGCAGACTTCGAGGACTGGGCGGACCCTACGACCGCTGACAACTGGTCGATAGCTGGCAGCGGCGCCACCGTGAACCAGGAGAAGCAGACCTCCCCCTCTTCTAACTATGCTGTCTTGTCTGAGTCTAACTCTGCCCGAGTCATCGTGCCATCGAGCGTCGTAACGACCTTGTTGCAGACCGTAGACTCCGCATCCTCCGACTATCCAGCGGTCGCGATGGAAGGCATGGAGGTTAACGTATCGGGGTGGGTCTACTCGAACACTCCGTCCCGTGTATCTATACGGATTGCTGGCGGTGACGGCACGGCCCATAGTGGGACCGGCTGGGAGTACATAAAGCACGCTGCCAATCTAGACGCGACCGCTACCAGTGTGGCAGCGGGGCTCGTGGGGTCGTCTGGTGCAGCCATCCCAGCGTTCGTAGACGAGATGATACTGGTGGTGGGGCCGTCCGAGGTATTGGAGCATCCCTACTCGCCCATCCACAACTGGGAACACGTCCCGCCCGTAGCGGGCGCGTCCAACGGCGGCATCATCCGGTTCACCGAGCACCTGCCCAACCTGCATCGCCTGCGCATCGTGGGCACCGACCTGCTGTCCGGTGTGTCTGTGGACACCGACACCATCGAGGTGGACGGCGACCTGCTGGAGCCTGTGTACAACAAGGCGCGAGAGTTCCTGTGCCAGGAACGCTACCTAGAGACCGACGACACCAAGTGGCGTGACAAGGCCACCGAGTTCCGCGGGGCGTTCGAGGAACAGATGCAGTACACGGGCGTCGGGATGCCGCTGCGTAGGTTCAAATTACCGGACAGAGTTTTTTAGATGGCCGTAGGTAACGTCTCGCTGAATGGCGTTGGCTTCCAGGCGGTACCTGTTGAACGGGACGGCGAAGCCTTGCTGGTCCAACGCGAGTCCATCGACCAGTACGGCGTCGTGTTCCGCACTGGCGGGGCACAGCGCCAAGAAGACATCTCCACCTACACTGCGTTCATCTTCCCCAACTTCATGCAGGGACTTGGACGCGACCGTATCGATTCTGACTCAGCCCAAAAGGTCAATGAGTACCGACGTTTCAGAGACTCGACCTGCGAGACACGATTCGGTCGTGATGTCCGCCTCCCCATACTGGAAGAGAACATGACCCAATCGGGACTGGAGGTCGTTCGGGATTCCGAGCTGTTTCGTGGCAACCTGGTTACTATGTGGGAAGATGACACTAGCAACCAGGTGGTGGCCCGTACAAACACATCTTCCAATACCGCCTGGGCTAACGGCGGCAATATAGGGGTCGGCGGGACAATAAAGGTGGGACTTGCTCTCAAATCGCAAAAGGATCAACTGCTTGCGTTGATCGCGAACGCCAACGACCACCTCGTATATCGTGCTTCTGATGTGGGGGCGGCCACATGGGCTGCTGCCTCGGTACAGCCCGCCGGAAACCTGCTGAAGGATAGTGTCGGTGTACATGAGGACATCGACGCTGGACTGCTAGAGGTTATAGGTGGGGAAGCAGTTGCTATCCTCTGGCACGAGGCGAACGGCACCATCACGTTCTTCTCCTCCACCGACGCCGGTGACAACTGGGCCGATGAAGCCATAGACCTTCCTGGCGGAGACGCAACGAATGGCGGCGTTAAGGGCGTGGCTGTCATGACAGGTCCCGACAACGAAGACAAACTCTACGTCGGCACAGAGTCCGGGCTGTTTGAGGTGGACACGGCTCCCTCGACTTGGACGTTCCGGCTTATATTTCCGATGGCAACTAATATAGATAATTGTCGTCGCATGAAGGTGATGCAGGACGGCGCACTCTGGTTTGCCCAGGGCGTAAGTGATGACACCCCCCCTATCGTCTACCGCATGTTTGTCAGTAACGCCGAGCGGAGAATCGAACGTGTCCCAAACGACTTCTCGCTTGGCGATGGCTTGCCCGAAGAGGCGATGGGGCCTATCCGCTGGATGGAAGCGGCGCAGGGCATGGTTTATGTGTCTGCAGGTGGTGGCAAGGTGGGGCGGAACGCTCGCGTCTGGTGCCATAATGGCGATGGCTGGCACTCAATGCGGCGACATGGCACAGAGGACCAAAAGATCGAATGGATAACGGCGGGTGGGGAAGCTACGCCCTTTTTTCATTACGCAATACGGACAGGGGCCGCTGCCAGTGATTCCAAATTTCTCGCCCAACCCTTCGTGAACCCCGCGTCTGGAGCGTCTATTAAGCGAGAGGCCCAAGGGTTTATCGACCTGCCGTACATCGACGCGGGGATGCCGTTGATTAGCAAGGGATTCCTGCAGGTAGGTATCAACGCAGAAGACCTTAGCCCGACCAACTCGGGCGAGTTCATCAACGTGGACTTCGGTGAGGACGACGGCTCCGGTGGGCTGAACGCTCGAACCAACACCGATCTGGGGGACTACCTCAGCGGCACCTCCATTAGGAAGTTCGGGTCCAGCGCAGGGTTGTCAAGCCGGAACCTGGGTCTGCGTATCAATCTTCATCAAGATGCGACGACGAACACTAATACGCCGAAGCTGAAGGACGTGGAGATAGACGTGCTGCCTCACGTGAAGGTGCTGCAGCGATTCAGCCTCCGCATCGACATACGGGCGACGGCGTTACTTGAAGATAAGACTTCGGAATCGGTCATCACGGAACTGGAGACGGCTCGTGACCTCGTGACGTTGCCGATATTCCGGTACGGCAACATCACAGCCACCAATGTACTGGTGAAGCGTCTCAGGTGGATTGAGACCTTATATAATCCTGGTGGTTCGGTCGCCACGGCGCCGAACACATTAACACAGCGCACAGGGTTTGCTGACCTGGTATTGGAAGAAGTTATCCGTTAGGTCTGGCTTGGAGAACTAAGAGGATGCCATGACTACCCCTGAAAGCCAGGAGCCCAACCACCCACGGCCAGATGAGCGGCTCGATAACCTCACGAGCCTGGTCGCCCTAAAGGTACTGCCAGCACTACGGTCCCAGGATATCCGTGCTTCGGCTATCTCTACGCTACTGTGGGTGACACTGGGGGTATCTATCATATCGGCCACCCTGTCCGCCGCAACACTATGGATGGCGCTGAATGGAAACTGATTATGCTGAGTAGACTACGGCGCAGACTCATATTCCTGTTCCGGTTCCTCTTCTGGATGCTGCCAGTGTTTATCGTTTGGACATTGCCCGTGTTCATCCTCTGGCGTGGCCCCCGTGGAGCCGTCTCACTGGCCCTGAGAGGGCTGCGCTGGTGCCTACGGCTAGTATGGGGCTACTGCGTCTGCGCCCCGGCTCGTCTCATGAGGGCGTCCCCGTTCGCCACCTATCGGATGGTGGCTCGGAAGAGGGACTGGATCGTGGCGAAGGTGGAGTATGCCCATACCGAATCCGCTAAATGGCGGGCATGTTGGGCTCTACGGCGGGGAGTGCAGTGGTAGTTTCGGAAACGGTGTTCGCGGAGCGCAGTTTCTCGCGGGGAGATTCGGGAACCTATGCCGCACCGGCGGACGTGCCAATCGTCTACTCTGACGCCAATAATACCCTCAGAATTGATCTAGGTTCCACCCCGGTGGGCCTCATCGAGATAAGCTCAGTGACCGCTGGCACGGCGTTCCAGGGGTCTGCATTACCCTCCGGCGAGACATCTGTCGTCATCATTGGCGGGGTAGCGACCTCGACAGGTTTCACTGGTACTTGGCTGGAGGTGGGCCACCTAATCATTGACCGTTGGCGTTGCGATCAGATGCTCGTCAGCAATGTTGAGGCACACACGCTAAATATAATTGGCAATTCCAGCGATGGACAAAGCCTGAGCCCTTCCCCAGCAACCCCCCGACGTCGAGGAATCGGAGGCGGAATGAGGGCGGAGAATATGACCGTGAGCAATTCCACCTATGACCAGATTCGCATCCAGCCCATCACCAGCGGAGTCAACGGACAGATCGACGTTCTGAAGCTATCGAATATCTTCACAAAGGGCGGCTTATGCAAGATCGACCGCGTTCGTGCTGGCACGGTGGACATACTGCTTAACGAGATAGGAAAAGGAAATGGCTTTTCGTTGAAGGACTTCACTATCGCCACGTCCACTACATATCAGGTAGGCAACGTATCGGATAACGTGGAAGTCGCGATATCGCCGCCCTAGAAGAGGAGAGTCATGGCTTGGCTCGGTAAAGTTAGACCTCAGATTCTAGTTGCGATCTTGGTGCTGGGAATAATCTCCGTATGGTCTATCCTGGCAGGGGACGTCGAGTATATCGCCGTCGTGACGGGTTGCACTAGCGGGATCGTTGCCCTCGGTATGAAGCTCTTGGAGGGCGAATGATGCCAGTAGCAGGGTGGGCACTGATAGCGGTCGGCAGCGTCGGCGTCTGGGCCGCGGTGGGCATGGAGATATGGAAGAAGGAGCCCATCTACATGGTGGCGATGAAGGTGTTCCCCTGGGTCATCGGCGTCGGCGGCGTCCTCGTGGGGCTGAGTTAAGGCGCAATCCCGACGTCCCATTCGTAGGTATGGGGGCCTTCCTCACCGTGCTCGAATCTCCGAATCCACCCTTCGTAATCAGGGCCAGTCAAATGTCGAACCATCTGGTCGATTACCCACATCCTGTGGTGGTCTCCCTCGCATCCAACGTACTCAACCACAACCTTCAAAGCCGCTGACACGTTCACTGTAGCCATCACGCCTCCGTTTCCTGCGGCACCAGCCGTCCGCCGTCCGCCGTCCGTGTGCGGCCCCTCGTGGCCGCGGTTCAGGATGCAGCGGGGTGTCGGCCACCGCGATAACCATTCCCACTCGAACTCGCACTGCCTCTGCCGTCGGCTCCAGGGCCACATCAGCCGGCCTCCAGTAGGACGGGACGGTGGCCGCAGTTTACGCAAAGGTTCTCCCCCATATCCACGACATAGCCTCCGCACCTGGCGCAGGCCCGGCCATCGTGGGATTCCTCCTTGTCCCTCCTGAGGCGGATGTACTGACGGGCGCCCAGGTGTTCGGCATGGCTCCTCAGAGGCGTCTCCAGACCACGAGAGTCCTTCCAGTCATTCAACTTGTTATGGGTAATGCCGAGTAACTGAGTAACTATGCCACTCCCCCTATCCCGCCACGCCTCCATGATGTCGTCCTGGACTGTGGTCATGATGGGACTCACTCCATATCGCCCCTTGACGGCCTCGATCCTTTGGCCCGCTTTGAACAGGCGCTCCCCGAGGCTCAGGCCTTCTGTTGGGTATCCCATCATTCTCCTCCTACGTGTACGTGCATCGTTGCCAGCATTTACCGCAACACTCCCTGTATCCAGTCCCAGTCGGAAGGGCGCCAGAGATAGGCCTGCACGTTTCGAGACCTCTGGAGGGCATCTAGCCAAATCTTCTGAGGCTTCGTTACCTTGCCATCTTGCTTCTTCAGTTCCACGAAGATGACCGACGGAGGTTTGACGAGCACAAGGTCAGGGAAGCCGGGTTCAGAGCGCCTTGAATCGTAAGCATGGAAAACTTTCCACCCGAGCGTCTTTGCCAACTCGACCACCTGGGCCATCCACTGTTTCTCCGATAGCAGCGCGTCCAGCACCACGCGCCCGTCAACAGCGTCAAATGGTCGGGTCAAGATCGGTCCCCGGCCATAGAGACTCGCTTGTTGTACTCCAGCATAGTAGCCAATACCTGCTCCTCACTGTCCTCCGATTCCGTGTGAAGGGCAATTTGGACTATACGGAAACCTGTCTGGATGTCCACCACCCACTTTGTTTTCGCCCGCTTGCCGGTCTGCTCCCGTTCGATGGCCCGAAGTAGCTTGAGCATGGTGGACGCCGCGCTCAAAACCTTCTGAGCCCCGACCGATTCCTTCTCGCCTGTTATCAACAGTTCAATCCGTGCCATCACGTTTGCCTTCCCAGCCGTCCACGCGCACCCGCTTCTGGTAGCGTGGTCGAAGGGCTTCCACCTTGCAGGCTAGGGCCAAGAAGATAGCGTGCTGGGGCGTCGGTGCCTGGTGCCAGTTGGTCCACCAAGGTCGCCCTCCCTCCATGTACAGCACCCGCGCCTCGTGCCCCCCCGCAGGGAGGCTCTGCAGCTCGTAGCGCCCAGCAGCCGCCACCGCCACGTCCAGGGTGCTGTCGTGGGGCGGGACGTTGCCGTGGCAGGATGGGTCCACGGAATCACAATGGATCAGCCGATGGGTGTCGCTCGGGCACTCCCGTCGCGTCCTCGGGCCTCTGATGCCAGCCTCGTTGATGGCGTCGGTCAGGTCGGGCCAATGGCTGCACCCAAGCGCCCCGCTGTCGCTGTCCTCCGAGAACCACTCCTCGATTGCAAGCAGCACCCTGTTGCGCTGCTCTAGGGCGACCAATCCGACCGCCTGGCTGAAGATTGTGGCGATCTTACCTCCAAGGTCTCCGTCTGGGTCCACCAGCATCCCGTCAAGGTCAAGTGTCATGTCGTCACCTCTTCCAGCTTGAAGCACTCTGCTGCTCATCGTTCCAGACGTCCTCTACATACATCACGACCCCCACCCGTTAAGCTGTTTGAGCTGCTTATGGAGCCTCGTTTCTTCGCAAAGAGGACAGGTATAGCCGCCTTCCTTCGTATCGTCCTCATGGCCTGCGTCCATCCTGAAGCCACAGCCATGACACTCCCAGATATCCAGGGTTAGCAGGCGATGTATAGTACCTTCATCACTCACGGCGACACCACCTTCCCCGTCCGGTACGAGGGCAGAGAGGCGTTGTTCATGACGTTCCCAGTCGGTAATCAGGCGCCTCGCTTACCACGACCCGAACGGAGCCTGAATGTCTATCAAACAGCCTGCTGGCCAGCCGGTCGCCCCAGGATGCCGCCATCTCGTCTGCATTGACGAAGTTGGTGGCTACCATCAACGGTGCCCTGTCCAGGATGCGCTGTTCCACCAGGGACGTGATGTAGCCCTCGCCCCAGTCAGACTGCTTGTGCATCCCGATGTCGTCCAGCAACAGCACGGCCCGGCTCTGGTACCAGTCGAGCCGGTCGTGCAGGGATTGCTCCTCGCTGGAGTCGAACGTGGCGCGTAGGTGGTCCAGCAGCACGCCAGCCCGTTCGTACCTGACGTTGAGGCCGCGATCCAGCATGACGCGCCCCGCGGCCTCCATCAGGTGCGATTTACCGGAGCCCGTGACGCCCACCAGGGTGAGGCAGGAATACTCTCGCGGGCCGTGAGTAGCCCACATTTCGACAGTACGCCACATCTCAGCGGAGCTTTCATCATGCTGCCAGTTCGCGAACGTGGCGTTTCGGGCAGGAAGGTTGGCCTCCTCGCGTCGCTGCTGGTCGGCCTCAGCCGCCGCGATAGCCTTCTGTTTGCAATCACAGGGCATCACCACCCCCACGAGGTCCGAACGGTGCTCTGCGGCCCACATAGCGAACTCAGGCGTGGAGGCGTCAGGCGTCTTGCAAGCGAGGCAGATGAACTCCTCCGGTACAGGAGCGCCAGTCGGCAGCAAGCTCTCAAGGACGCTACGTGTTGTCCTGTTCATAGTAGCGGGGCCTGCACTTTCATCTTTGAGGTCGCGTTCAACGATGTTTCTCCGCTTCTGCCTTCATCATCGCTAATCGTTCTGGACTGCCGCCGAGCCGGCCAGGGGAGCCAGAGGCGGACCTCTTAACCTTGGACACCTGTAGGTTCCGAGTGTTCTTTAGCGACTTGACGGGGTCACTCCAGCCGTGAGCCACCTTCCCTTGCGGCCAATATTCGATGAAGGCCCGGATCACTTCGTGGGGGTCCACGTTTCCAGCCTCGCAAGCCAACCGAATCAACTCGACCGACTTAGCATGATTCCGGTTCGTGTAACCGTCCAATACCTTCAGTTGAGTGAACCATTCTGGATAGAGTCCGTTGGAGCTTTCTTTTGCTCCGACGGAAAAAGTTTCCGTTTCCACTTCCGTTTCTATTACGTTTCTCTTCCCTTGTTGTGAACGCAAATCTGGTAGGGGTGGGGTACCAGATTTGGTAGGGGAGGTGGTCATGGTTTTGGTAGGGGTACCAAATTTGCGGGGTACCAATTTTGGTAGGGGTGCGTGGGCCTCAATCTCGGTCATGTTTAGGGTGAAAAGGTCTGATGTTCCGGTTCTTATCTCGCGGGTCAGGCAACCGCACTTGGTCAGCGATTTCAGGGTGGCTCGGATCGTGTTGTGGGAGAGCCCTGAGTACCCGGTGATGGTGGCGATCCCCGGCCAGCCGGTAGGACGGTCATTCTTAGCGGTGAACGCGAGTCCCACGAGGACGCCGTTCTCTGAGGCGGTGAAATGTGAATTAAGCAAGACTACCTTGATCTGGCCGATGGACACTAGAGATCGCGCTGCCGTGGCCGGTCCCAGTAGGGCGACTTGCACTTCGGACAATGCTGAGGCGGCTCCGCGATGTTGTGGGGCCTCCATTCGTGGCCACAGCGGGTGCATCGGAACCCTGAGATTTGGATTGGTGTAGGCATGTTAGGACGAAGTATATACTAGGCTAGTATACAATGTCAAGGGTGCTCTTCGGTGGCTCTTCGCGTTTTCTGGGCAAAAAAGTAACCGCCCCTGTTCGATCTGACCGCTCCCCAGTCGGCACAAGGCACGCGCTGGGAAAGATACTACGGCCAGACCGAGCAGAGGCGGCCACTTATATCCCTATTCAACCACACTTCGTCGGGAATTGCCAACGGGGTCCACGAACGCGGTCAGCCGGGCCGCCTCCCCGCAGGCGCATGTCATGAGCCACGAGGCCCGCGCCAGGTCGCCTACGGCCTCGATCTCCGCCTTGGACGGCTTCAGGGGGCCGGCAGCGGGCGCGAAGTGGTGCACGTGGTCAGTCATGGCTCTCCTTCCCCGGTCATACGCCGTGCCTCTGTTTTACGGCCAAGTAGGCGGCGTTGACGGTGCGGAGCTTGCCGTCGAGCCACTGGTCTATCCCTTTGCCGCCCAGGTAGCCGTTGAGCTGCTCCCCCGTGACGCCCCATTTGTCCATCATGGCCCTGAACTGCTCGATGGTGTCAATGGTCTCGGGATCCTCGTCTGGGAAAAGCGCATCCTCCGTCACGGGGTTGCCGTCCTGGTCATACGTCGGCCCATCGCCCACAATCTCTGGCTCGGTATCCACGTAATCGGAATCAACGGGCTCTGCGGCGGACCCAGGGGCCTCTTCGGAAATCCAGTCGTAGAAGGTTTCTGCATAGCTTAGCAGTTCCTCGATGTCGATTCCGATTACATCGTTGCGGTGTTCAATGGCTGCTTTCAGGGCGGCCTGGCGCTCGATGCTGCGGCGCTTGCTCGGGTGATCGGGCTTCATGGGCTGCTCTTCCCACGGGGGCGGTACGTCGTCAGGGACTCGCCGCTTTTGTGTCGCGTATGGCGTTGGTGCCGGAGCGTTGTCCTTGACCTGGCCGGTGGGCGCTGGCGTCGCGTCACCTGGGGCCTGGCCGTTGCTGCCGATGTCCCAGCGGTCGATCTTCCAATTCCAGTCCCAGTCGGCGTTGCCATCCCGAGCGGTGCCGTCTTTCTTTTCTCCCTTCATCCCCTTAACAGAGAGGACGCAGGTGTATTTCTCGTTGGCTGTGGGCTGCTTGTCGGCCCAAGAGCGGTCAATCCAAAGGGGTCCAGCAAATTGACTGCCGAACAGCTTGACGGACAGCTCCCACTGGTCGCCACGGTTGCCCACCACGGGCACGGCGTCCTTGTCCATCGTCAGCGTGACGGTGCGCGGCTGCGGCTGCTGGGTCTCGGGCTGGGTCATGATTCCTCCTCTAGTGTGATTCCCTTGCGGAGCATAGGTGTTCACGATGATGGGCGTCTTTTCCCCTATCCATGCACCTTCGGTGTTGAATCTGCATCGACCCACTTGGCGGTGTGGTGGTCGTACACCATACCTAACAACCGCTCCTTAGTTGCCTTCACATAGGTCGGGCCATACTTC